ATGCACCACCACAGTCTGGAACCTGTTTCTACCGTCATAGAGAAACAAAAATACACCACAATACTCAAATGGACTGGGGTCCGCTAGGCGATGGATTTAAAGTGTTTCCCGGGCATACTTTCTTAGATGGTACACCTTATGAAATGGTAGATACAGTGGGAAACATCTTTAATAGACTAGTAATATTTGATGGCGGACTTATTCACTCCGGTGTTAACTATTTTGGATACAATATGGAAAATAGTAGATTATTTCATATATTCTTTTTTGATCAAGTTTGGGATTAATGAATATTAAAAAAGGTTTACGAGTCTGTCCTATAACTGGTGATAAAAATCCTGTTGAATTTTTTAACTTAGGAGATCTACCGTTAGTAAATAATTTATGTTATAGCCGGCTAGAATCTTTGAACTGTCCCCGCTATCCGTTAGCAGTTCAATATTTTCCTGAAAGCGAACTTTGCACTTTAACTCATATTATTAATCCAGAAATTCTTTATACAAACTATACCTATAAATCAGGTATATCTTATCCTTATATAGAACATTGTGAAGAGATGTTTAACTACCTAAATGTATATCTCCAACTTAAACAGGGAGATAAGATTTTAGATATAGGAGGAAACGATGGTACGTTACTAAAGACGTTTCTTAAATTAAAACCCGGACTAGATGTTTTGAATGTAGACGCATCTAAAAATCTAACTGAAATAGCAGTCAAAAACGGGATAAACTCTATCAATACGTTTTGGAATTCGAAAACAGCTTGCGATCTTAATAAGCAGTTCAAATTAATAGTTACTACTAATTGCTTTCAGCATACTGAACCTATAGAGAGTTTCGTTGAGGGTATTTCAGCTAGCTTAGAGAAGTTCGGAATTTGGTGCCTTGAATTCCCTTATTTAAAAACTAATATCGAAACTAACCAATTCGATCAAGTATATCACGAACACGTTTATTATTATAATGTAGGTCCGTTAACAAAATTATTTGATAAATATAATCTCAGAGTCATAAAAGCCGTTAACTATCCTATTCATGGCGGTACTATGAGACTACTTATTACACATAAAGGGGGGGTAGGTGAGGCTTTTCAAACATGTGATTATAGTGTTAAACCTATTTTAGAGAATGAGAAGTCTTCAATAGAAGAGTATCTAGAATGGGGAAGAGAAGTTAAGCTACATATTGAACAGTCAAGAGACTTTATTTTAAATTTAAAAAGAGAAGGAAAGAGTATAGCAGGTTTCGGGGCTGCCGCTAAAGGATGTATCTATCTTAATGCTATGCAACTTACCGATGAACATATAGACTATGTAGTAGATGATACTAATTTAAAGCAAGGTAAGTATATACCCGGTACCGGAATAAAAGTTGTGGATAGATCTGCCCTTAAAGTATTTCCCCCAGATTACATACTAATACTTGCACATAATTTTGCAGAGTATATAATTAAGTCCTTGGCGTTGGAAATTCAAGCAAAATTTATTATTTTATTACCAAGGATCAAAATCATAGATTTAAATTAATGATATGAAAATACCAGTTATAGGAGCTCCAGTTATGAAAAATCCTCGGTGGGTTCAGCGACTATATTATAGTATCGATTATCCAGTAGAGAATTTCGTGATTTTTAATAACAACGGTAAAGGGGAGATAACACAGCAGTTAGAAGACCTGCATATGAATAAAAATTATTTTGTAGATAAACTAACTATCTGTCATCTACCGTCTAATTTAGGGATCCCTTGTGTATGGAATCTTATATTAAAGTCGTATATACTAGCCCCTTTCTGGATTATTACAAACGACGATGTAGCATTTACTGAAGGCTTTTTGAAGGAGATGGTACAAGCCTCTCAACAACAGGATGTAGGGATAGTTCACGGATATGGCGGAGACTTTGACGATGGTTCATGGGACTTATTTTTAATTAAAGACTGGGTAATACAGGAATATGGACTATTCGATGAGAACCTATCTCCCGCTTACTGTGAAGATGCTGATTATACTATGAGAGTCTGGGCAAAACCTCTCAAACGTATATATAGCTTGACTAGATCTTATTACCATGGTGATGGATTCGCACATGAATACTATAAACACGGAAGTCAAACAGTAAAATCAAGTTTAGAACTTCAAACCCGTCTCTCAGAGATAAATAAAATTAATTTCGAATATTTGAATAAAAAATGGGGTAAAGGTTGGAGAATGACTGATCCATATAAGAATCCTTTCAATAACGAGGCTTTTCCTATTTCAGCAACTACTTTTGATCTAGAATTCGTTAGAAGCAAACAAATCAATATTTAAAATAAAAGCAATGTTAACAACCTACACCTTTCCCAAGAAGGAAAACGATCCGCAAAATTACTACTACTACTTGACTAAGTTTAGTATAGAAGAGTTAGGTAAAATCGATCAAGATTTAAATTCTCTTAATTTTGAAGAAGCTACTGTAATTGGGGATGGCAACGAAGCTAAGAAAATACGATCTTCACGTTTGAAATGGATTCCAAAAAACACTCAATGGGAATGGCTTTATGAACGTTTAATGGCATGCGTTATTGAAGCAAATGACGTTCTATGGAATTTTAATTTACACCATATAGTTGATAACATTCAGTATACTGAGTATTTAGCATCTGAAAGCGGACATTACGTATGGCATCAAGACATCGGACCTGGTTCTGCATCTTTAAGAAAAGTTTCTCTAGTTGTACAGCTTGCTGGACCTGATGAATATGGAGGAGGCGATTTACAGTATTGGTTAGGCGGAGACAACTACGTTACTGCTTCAAGAGACAAAGGCGCTGTATTTGTATTCCCTTCTTACATGATGCATAGAGTTACTAGAGTTACTAGAGGCTTACGTAGATCTCTAGTATTCTGGGTAGGCGGAGAACATTTTCAATAAACGGCTGATTATAAAGTAGATATAGATTCTATAAAACTAGTTACAGTAAGTTGATTCTACCGTATATTTTGATATTTATATATTAGACCTACTAATTAATCTTACTATTTATAAAAAACCTCAAAATCATGAAGCTAGCAAACATTCTCAACAAATTAAAGAGCTTTTTTGTAAAGCCTGAGCCTGCAAAGGAAGCTCCTGTTGTGGAAGTAAAGCCTGAAAAAGCTAAAAAATTAACTAAAAAAGTTGCAAATAAAAAATAATATGCAAAATCAAAAATTAACTCCTGAAGAGTTACAAGAGTTTCAAATTCACCGAACAGAAGCCAATCGCCTAGCTGCAATACTTGGCGAGTTACATTTTCAAAGAACATTACTCGATCTCGAATTAGAGAACCTAAAAGAAGCTGTAAAAGCTAACGCTGTAAAACAACGAACACAGCTAAACGAGTTTGGTCAAAAGTATGGAGATGGCACTATAAACCCAGAAACTGGCGAAATAGCTCGTGCATAAGCTAATATAAGTTACTCCTTGGGAATAAATTAGGTTTTGCCTTTATGGACTGATATTTATTACTAGAAATAAATTATAAAAATGGCAGAAGCATTAATTTCACCAGGCGTATTCCTGAGAGAAAACGACCTTTCTCAAGTAACAGCAGGCCCAGTAACCGTAGGCGCAGCTCTAATCGGTCCTACTGTAATAGGAAAGCCTAATATCCCTACCCTCGTTACTTCATATTCTCAGTATAAAGCTAAATTCGGAACTACTTTTATTTCCCATAGCAATACTTACGAATATTTGACCTCTCAAGCTGCTTTTAATTATTTCCAGCAAGGAGGTACGTCTTTATTGGTGACTAGAGTTGCTAGCGGGTCTTATACTGCAGCAACTTCATCTCTTATATCATGTAGTATAGCCAATACATCTCCTTTTGTTCTCGAGACTCTTTCAGTAGGAACTATCATGAACAACAGTCAAGGTGCATCTACGGCTACTAACGGTATTTTACCTTCTGGATCAGCAAGTAATATTAGATGGCAGATCACACAAGCGGATTCAGCTTCTGGCTTGTTTACTTTATTAATTAGAAGAGGTGATGATTATACTTCAAATCAAACAGTACTTGAAACCTGGACTAATCTTTCATTAGATCCTAACCAAAATAACTATATAGCTTACGTAATTGGAGATCAAACTCAAAACGTAGCAACTGATAGTGACGGTCAAAAATATTTAGAGATTACTGGAAGCTATCCAAATGCTTCATTGTATGTAAGAGTAAAGAATGTTAATTTACCTACGCCAAACTACTTGAATCCTCAAGGTGTTGCTTATCAACAATATACTGCATCCATTCCTATAAACGGAAGCGGATCTGAGAACGGTTCATTTGGTGCAGCAAGCGGTCCTTTATTTGGATGCTTCGGTTTAGCAGCTCTCAATCTATTTGAAGCTATTCCAACCGTTAGCTCTACAGGCGCTAGCTCAGGTACTAATATTCAAGGCGTATTCCCCGACAACTATACAACTGCAATAAACTTACTATCCAACCAAGATCAGTACGTTTACGATTCAATCTACGCACCAGGGATATCAAATCAAAACGCTAGCACAATAATTAGTAGTTTACTTTCAACAGTACAAAATCGCGGCGACGCTATCGCAGTAGTAGATATGGTCGGATATAACCAATCTATTAGCTCTGTAACTATAGCAGCGCAGTCTTATGATAACAGTTATGGTGCTACTTATTGGCCATGGGTACAGGTTCGTTCTAACGAAACCGGAAAATTAAACTTTGTCCCTGCTTCAGTAATCATCCCCGGAGTATACGAGTATAATGATAAGGTATCTGCTGAATGGTTTGCTCCTGCAGGATTGAATCGCGGAGGCCTACCTACTGTAATTCAGCCTGAAAGACGTTTAACTGTAGGTCAACGCAATACATTATACAGCGGCAGAGTTAACCCTATAGCAGTATTTCCAGGACAAGGTACAGTAGTCTACGGGCAGAAGACTCTACAAGCTCGCGCTTCTGCACTTGATAGAGTAAATGTTCGTCGTCTACTAATAGCCTTAAAAGGATTTATTGGTCAGATCGCACAAACATTAGTATTTGAACAAAACACTGCTGTCACACGCAACAAGTTTCTTTCTCAAGTTAATCCATATCTAGATTACGTACAGCAACGTCAAGGTCTTTATGCTTTCCGTGTAGTAATGGACGAAACCAACAATACACCTGATGTAATTGATCGCAATCTACTTGTAGGTGCTATTTTCTTACAACCTACTAGAACTGCAGAATTTATTCAACTCGACTTTAACATTCTACCAACTGGAGTAACGTTCGGTGCATAAAAATAAAAAAAAATTCTAAATGAAAAATAGTACAAAGATTAGATTACATTTATCAAAGCAATTGTTTGAATCTCTTGCCAAGCAAGTATTAACTGAAGCTAAGACTAAGCAAAACCTTGGTGCAGGTATGGAGGAAGTAAAAGCAACTAAAGAGAAAAAAGAAAAAGAGCATAAAGAGAAAGAAGTAGGTGTAAAAGAGATTAGATACGACGCCGGAAAAGTCAAATCAGGAGGACTTAATATATCAAAAAATAAAACACCGAATACGCTTTACTCTAAGGAAGATTTAAAAGCAAAGTTTATTGATCTTGGCCGTAAGATTAATATGATGAAAAATTTTGATAATGCTGAAGCTAGTGCTATTGGAAAACTCATAGACGACATTATGAATAAGCTGAAGGACGGGAGCGTTGCAAATCAAATCAATATTGCTGATAAAGCGTTTCAAAATGCAACAAGGAATATTAAGAGTAAAGTAGCTGAAAAGAAAGAAATAGGGGAAATGGAGACTATGACAGCTGAAGAGAAAGTTAACGAAGTACTTACAGCTGAAACAGGATTAATTGAAGTTGGACAATGGGCAAATGATCTTTTAAACCTGTCTGTTAAAGACGAGCAAGGCTTAATGACACTTGGTGGCGATATATTAACAGCAGCAACCGGAATAGCTGGTTTAGGTGGCCTCGGACTTGCAATGTATGCCGATAATATTAAATCAGGTATCAAAAAAGCTGCTCAAGCATTAAAAAATCTAGCAAAAGGCGGCGGTAATGTACAAGAAGGAGAAGGAAAGAATCCGCTAGCAAAATTAGATCCAAAAATTATTGTAGCACTCAAAAAGTAATAGGTTCTGTACTAATAGATATTTATATAAAACATAGAATAAAATGCCAGTACTAGACGCTAACGAAATAATGTTTACCGCATACGAACCTACCGTTCAGAACCGGTTTATTATGTATATTGACGGCATTCCTTCTTTCATGATTAAAAGTGCTACCGCACCCAATATAAACTTGAATGAAGTAAAGCTAGACCATATTAACGTATATCGTAAAATTAAAGGTAAGGCTGAATGGCAAGATATGACCTTAAATCTTTACAATCCTATTTCACCTTCCGGACAACAAGCTTGTATGGAATGGATTCGTCTATCACATGAGTCTGTAACAGGACGCGACGGATATTCTGACTTTTATAAGAAAGATTTGAACCTTTCGATTCTAGGTCCTGTAGGAGATGTAGTTTCTGAATGGATTATTAAAGGAGCTTTCGTTAAGACTGCAAACTTCGGATCTTATGACTGGTCCAATCAAGACGCAATTACAGTTGAATTAGGTATTGGAATGGATTATTGTATATTAAACTACTAGTATCTAATTGATTTTCAACGAGTTAGAGAGCCGCCTAAAAAGCGGCTTTTTTTATAGTATTACGGAAATATTAATGTTTATAACTTATTGATTTTCAATAGGTTATTTTACTATAAAAAGTTGTTTCCAAAGCGGAGAATCCGTATATTTAGGTATAAAATAAAAGTTATGAATTGGTTAACATTATTTATCGTTAGTTTATCAGTAATCGCTTTAGGGTATCTAGTAGCTAGATTCTGGTTAGAGATTGCATTAATCTTTATCGTTATACGCACTATATTTGTGCTAACGACGATATCAGGTGCTTCTACTTTAATCTGGGTAGCCTTTATTGAAGGTAAGACTGATGGATGGCAACAAACCTGGATATTTTTCTTTATACTCTACTCAACTATCCTTGGAATAATTTTAGTTATAATCTTTGATCTCTATAAGTACGGCGTAAGTTTTGTACGAGATATTTTTAAGATCAAGTAAGAAAAGTTATATTTGATATATTTATCAATATATAACTAAATTAAGATTATGGCCGAAAAGTTTACAATCCCGACTGAAACTATCGAATTACCTTCCCAAGGTAAAGTTTACGAAACCACCAATCCTCTCTCTTCCGGAACTTTAGAAATGAAATACATGACTGCACGTGAAGAAGATATTCTCACAAACGTTAATTTATTAAAGCAAGGTGTAGCAATCGAAAGAATGCTTCAATCTCTTATTAAATCCCCTATAAAATTCGAGGATCTTTTATTAGGTGATAGAAATGCTTTATTAATTGCAGCACGTATTCTCGCTTATGGCTCCCAGTATAGCTTTGAGTATACAGATTCTGAAACTGATACTAAAGAAACAATTACTATTAATTTGCAGACTTTAAAAAATAAAGCTGTAGATACTAGCATTTTTAAAAATAAAAACGAATTTACTTTTCAGTTGCCTCATTCAAAAAATACTCTATCATTTAAGCTGTTTACTGTAGAAGATGAAAAGGCTATTGAAGCCGAAATAAAAAGTCTCAAGAAAGCCAACCTAACTGCCGGCGAGATTACTACAAGACTAAAAAGACAAATAATATCTGTTAACGGAGATTATGAACCTAAAACAGTTAGAGAATTTGTTGATAATGCATTAATTGCCAAAGACTCTAACCCACTAAGGGCATATATCACTAAAATTACTCCTGATATTGATCTAACAGTTAACTTTACATTATCATCGGGAAAAGAGGTTGAGGAGAGCCTACCGCTAACGGCGGAATTTTTTTTTCCCGGGAGTTGAATATCGTCAAATTTATAAAAGAGAGGTTTTCGAGCTTACCTATCATGGCGGCGGAGGCTTTTCATGGTCTGAAGTCATGGATATGCCGATCAACGAACGCCGTCTCAATATCAAGTTTATCAATGAGCATTTAGAAAAGCTCCAAGAAATCCGGAACGAACGACAAACCGTTACAGCTGATAAACCCTTAATTTCTAAGCCAGACATTAAATCGAAGGCAGAAACGCCTACCTATTTCTCGAAGGTAAAAAAGAAGTAAATAGCTATTTATTTAGAGAATAGTATAGTATGGCTGATAAAATGAACAAGAAACAAAGAGAAGAACAGGAAGCTCTTGAAAGAAGCCAAGTAGGTACCATAAGAGAAGAAGACCTAAGTCTGATGAATCAGTATCTTCTTATGTCTCTAAAAATTAAAAAGGCAAAGCAAGAAGAATTAGGTCTACAAAAAGAAATAAAAGAACTAGGAAGAAAAGCCGTAATAGATGCAAACAAATATAGTAAGGTAACTTTAGAAATAAAGAAATTAGAAGAAGAATTAGCTGAAAGAAAAAAGCAAAATTCTACTACATCTAATAAAAACTTAATTAAGCGAATTGAGAGAGAATTATCTGAAGAGAAAAAGAAACAAACAGCTTTACAGAGAACTGCAGGCGGGCAGTTGAAGGCTATGGAATTCGAAGCGAAGAAGAAAAAAGATGCCCTTATTGCTGAAAAAAAATTAATTGCAGACATAAATAAAGAGAGAGGTATTGGCGGTAGACTTGCAAATCTTTTTAGAACAAAAGAAGAAAGACAGCGACAAATTGATCTCGCTCGTGCAAAAGTAGGCGGCGGTGCAAATCTACCTCCTGGTGGAGGCGCAACCACAACTGGTGCTACTGGAGCAGGAGGCAGTAGCGGCGGGGGTAAAAAGATAGGAGCCGGAATTTTAGGAGCACTAGGTATTGCTGGGCTAGTAGCTGGCATCTCAGCAGGTCTAAGTAAGATATCTGCTCCATTTAAAGCTTTAGGAGGACTAGTAAAGAGTAATCTTACAGCTCCTTTAGCACAAGCATCCAATCTCGTATCAGGAGGAATTGGCGGTGGAGTAGGAATCGGTGGCGGAGCTATTTCAGGTACTGGCGCTACAAGTCTCCTTGGAGGCTTTCAAGATATAATTAGCAAGATTCCTGTTATAGGCGGTCTACTTGGCGGGTTAGTCGGTATACTAAAAGGTGTTGTAGATTTAGTATTAGGTCAGGATCAGGCATTAACTAATTTTGCACGTAATATTGGAATTTCAAAGGATAGAGCCAGTGGAGTAAAAGAAGAGTTCAGAGCTATAGCTAAGGCTAGCGATAACATAGTAGTTAACGAGACCAGATTAATGGAGTCCCAAGTTGAACTTACAAAAGCATTTGGTGTAAGAAATAAGTTTACTGGCGATATACTTCAAAATAATATTAAGCTTAAAGAAATTGCCGGTCTTGAATTAGAAACTAGAAAGGCTCTTGCACAGACTAGTATAACAACAGGTAGAAGCGCCGAAAAACTTACAAAGAGTATTTTAGCCCAGTCAAAAGCGTTTGAGTTTGAGACTGGTGTTGCTTTCGAATTCAGAGATGTATTAAATCAAGCTAGTAAACAAGCCGGTATATTGGGATTAACATTTACGAAGTATCCTGAAAAACTTGCCAAGTCGTTGGTAATAACCAAAGCTATGGGCTTTGAAATAAAACAGCTAGATGGACTTGCTAGTAGCTTTCTTGATTTTGAAGGTAGTATTTCTAAAGAGATGGAAGCACAGGTTCTAACCGGTAAAGAATTAAATTTAACTAGAGCTAGAGAGGCTGCGCTTAATAACGATCTTGTAACACTGGCAAAAGAGATTAATACACAAGTAGGTAGTGCAGATGAGTATTTGAAGATGAATAGGATTCAGCAAGAGGCGATAGCTGAATCAGTAGGCATGACTAGAGATGGTTTAGCAGATGTTCTTAAGCAACAGGAATATTTTAGAAGACTTGGTGCAAGTAATTTAAAGCAAGCTGCCGAAGAACTTCGTATAATGAAAGAAAGAGGCTTAACACAAGCTGAAATAAGTAAAAAGATTGGAGAGGATGCCTATAATTATATTACACAAACTTCAACTGCCGAACGTCTTACCGAGACGATGAATAGAATTAAAACAATATTCATTGAGTTTATTGAAAAGTCCGGAATACTAGATTTTATAACTAACCCCCAAAAGATACAAGGCTTCGTTACAGGGTTAATAAATAGACTAGCTGGAGCTGTTGAAATAATAGGTAGTATGATAGCTTCAATATTAGATCTTATAGCCGACGTGACAGGATTTTTTGGCGGTAACTCAAAAAAGTTTAGAGGTCTTGCAAGCTCTGTAAGAGCAGGTACTGCGGGATTTGCAGGAGGATTAAGAGGCGCATCTGAAACTATAGGGGGCATGAACTTTGGCGAAGCAGCTCCTTCTATAGGAAATACCGTACAACAAGGTGTAAGACAACCAAGTATAAACACATCAGGTACTACTAAGATGACTGGTAAAGAAACTTCTAGCGTAAGTAATGGCGGCGTAGGAAACGTATACTTAGACGGACAAAAGGTAGGAGCGATTATATTTAATAAAAGTAATCAAATTCCAGGATTAGATAAAGCGTAAACTATGAGTCTAATTAATCAAATAAAAGAATCTAAATTAAGTAAACAAGGTAAAACAAACCCTTCGGGTATTTTCGAGGGTACGCCCGCTAATGTAGCTACAGTGATAAGAGGATCTTCTGTACCTCTCGCCTCCTCGGTAGTACCTGTAATACAAGATCCTATTGACGTAACTTATAATTCTCTTCCGCAACCAACCTATCTCAATTATCTTAAAACTGTCAATAAGAAATAGATGCCCCTAATTAATTTCAAGACAGATTTAACTAGCCTTAGATTCGGAGGCGACAGACCAGGAGGCGGCGATAGCGGACAGCCATATGTGCAGTTCCCTATCGATAATAATGATACACCTAATTCAATAAAACGCTTTTATCAAACAAACAGAACAGCTCTTGATTTTCCAGTACGCGGAGGTGCAATAACCCAGCTATTAAATGGATTGACTGGAGGTTCAGCTATCATTACATCTACTATTGATAGAGAAAGAATACAAAAATTTTTTAAAGATTCTCCGCGCGGTACTGCTTTTATAGAAAAACAACTAGGTTTACAGCTAACTAACCCTAGAATACAGGTACCTAATGCATTGATTTTTGCAGGTACTAGTTTAGGTAATGCTTTTTTACCTGTCACTAACGTTTATAATCCATTAAACACTCTAGCTCAAGTACAATTTCAAGGTATTGGTGCTCACTTTAATAGACACGGTACTGGACCTGCTATCTACGAAAGACCTCAACAAACATATGCTTATATTGTAGGTGCACCACAGAATAATACACAAGCTACTAATAGACTTTCGATTCTAAGAGCTCTTAAACTAGTAGGATCAACTGACTTCATAGTAAACCCAAATCAAGTAGGGGGTACTGGTATTGACCCTACTCTAGTAGATAGATTAGGAATCTCTCCAGTACAAAATCAAATTTTTAATTACTTAGGAGGGCCGGGTTCCGTATACGGTATAGGTTTTACTAGAATATCAAGATACACTGATACTAATATAACTAAGACTAGTGAAACCATTCCTGATCCTAAATTTGCAGTACAAGGAAAATTAGGAGTAGCTTATTCGACTATCGCTCTTACTTACCAACAGATAGCAAAACAAGGAACTAATACCCGTACACCTATCGATCAACCTATACGAGATTTTAGAGACATACTACCTGCTGGAACCCCTAGATCTGATTACTTTGTTTTTAATATCGCTAATCCATTTACCGGTACAGGAGGTTTAGGTATCGGTAATCCAGGTGCTGCTAGAGTCAGAGCTAGGTATATTGATACTACTAACAACGGAGAAGATTCGTTGAATATGCTTAACCTACTAGCTAAGGGAGCCGAGAATCCAAACCAGTTCTTCTACGATCCTTCAAACAAAGACCCGTGGGTAGTAGCAGGTAATGAATCGAAGGATATCATAAAATTTGCGTTCGAGTGTATAGATAATGATAATTTAAGCTTTACTACTGCGTTAATTTTTAGAGCGTTCATAGAAGGTCAAATCAGCGATACTAATACTGGCGAGTATAATACCTTTAAGTATTTAGGGAGGGGTGAGAATTTTAGAACCTATCAAGGATTTGATAGAACTATAGGATTCGGTTTTAAGATGTTTGCCCAGAGCAGACAAGAAATGCTACCGATGTATACAAAGTTAAATCAGCTTATATCTCAAGTTTATCCCGACTATTCACCTGAGTATAATTTAATGCGTGGTAATGTTGTTAGACTAACTATTGGAGACTATCTTTATAGAGTGCCAGGCTTCTTAGAAAACGTAAATGTAACTATCGATAATTCAAATACTCCATGGGAGATATTACTAAACCAGTTTGGACCCGAAGATGATGTAAGACAGCTACCTCATATGGTGACTGTTCAGTGTAGTTTCAAACCAATTATGGATATCCTTCCGAGAAGAGTCAATAAGAGTAATCCTTTTGTACCTCTTATTGCAAATAAAGATCACTTTATTGATCCTACCGCAAAAACACCTGCTGATAGAGCAAAAGATACTGCTAGAAATCCCAACCCTATAACACCTATAACTAGCGCACCTACTGCAAATGAAAATAGTAGAGGAGGAACGGCTGACAGCGCTCGTGTACAGCAAGAAGTAGACACCACGCCAAGGGGAGTAAGCGGTAGAGGCGGCACAAGAGCTCAACTATCAGTAGCACGTGAAGCCCTAGAAAATATTAATAGCCCGTTTTAGTTAGTATATGCAATCAAGATATCAAAATATACCGATTACTAAGTTAAACTTAACAGGGAGTGTTTATTATCAAACAAACGTTTATCCAACCGTTCAGCCCACAGATACTGATTATTACGTAATTACTACTGTAAACGATAGATTAGATTTGATTGCATTCGATTTCTATCAAGATTCAAGTCTCTGGTGGGTAATCGCTTCCGCTAACTCTTTACCAGGAGATTCTATCTATCCACCTATTGGAGTTCAATTAAGAATACCAACTAATATATCGACCATACTAAATAATTATAACTTAGTAAATAATGGCTATTAAGTTATCAAACGTTATTGGAGCGCCTTTCAATGATGACGTTTTAAGACAGCTCGCAATAAGAGCACGTCGTAATAGTACTGTCAGTAGGTCCGACGAAGAGGTTTTATTTCTTGCAAATAAAACTGGATGGGCACGCCTTACATCTTCAGTCGATATTATACTCAGTGGCAACGAAAGAAAAAATTTTTTTTCAAGACTTAATCTTGATCCAGGCGATTATCAAAATCCTAATTCACTAGCACAGAATTGGATTCTCGAAGCTGGTACTTCTATACAGAAAGGTAATGGTATCTCACTAAGAAAAGGTATAGGCTTGAACGGTGCTTACGGATTGGGCGGAACTGAAGAATTAGGCTTCAGGCCAATACCCGGATTAGTTTCTGTACAAGTAGAAACGACCGGACGCTTAGGTTCTTTACGGCAAGCAACTATAAGCTTAAAAGTCTGGAATATGAACCAACTTAACGCAATTGAAGCACTCTACTTTAGATTAGGGTATTCGATGCTATTAGAATGGGGACATTCACAGTACTTTAGTAATAAAGACTCTAATAACAGTCAAATTCCAACAGGAATATTCGTTTCTAATGATATCTATGGTATTGATAATCCTTTTAGCGAAGGAAGAACTAAAGAAACTGTTCAACAAGATATTGCTAGAAAGTCGAAAAGAACTTCTGGTAACTATGATGGAATGTTGGGTATAGTTTCAAATTTTAATTGGGCTTTTAACCAAGATGGAGGCTATGACTGTACTTTAAGGCTAATTGGTCTTGGAGCTATTATGGATTCAGTCAGGATCAATCAATCCTACACCCTTCCTGATGGGCAAATAAAAAAATTTAAAGAGCAACAAAATGCTTTAGCGGAACTTACTAAAACAGTAGCAGCACTAGTAACACAAACAGCAGCTGATACTCAAGATGATAATAACCTAGAGTCGTTACCAGGTAACTCTACCCAATTATGGGAAATAGTAAAAAAATATTCAGGACCTAGCAACCTTTCATTTGAACAGTTTATACTGGATTATAGAGCAATTGAGATCAGTAGTTTCAATAGTTCAAATACAGCTACCTACTCTGATGCTCAATTTGTTGATTTAAAAAAACCAGCAGCCGGTATAAATCTTGGGAAATTAGAAGCTGCAAATTTAAAATTTGGCGGCTTATGGATCTCTAGAGGTAACGTTTATTATAACATTAATACTGTTACTCCTACATTAATTACATTCAATCTAAACGGTGGAGGTTCAATAAGTAATTTTTTAGATAACTTTCCAAATCTTGCACGAATAAATGAAAGAATCAGTAATGCCGCTGAAGATCAAATTGCACCTGAAGTTCCTTTAGTTAAACTTTTTCAAGATGCTTCTAGTTTTTATGTATTAGGAAGCCAAGTTCTTGACCTAAATCTTGATGATATACTAACTACCTCTTTACGCGGTAATAAAGAAGATAATAAAGCAGGATTGTTTATAAAATACCCTGTAGAACTAGGAGCTACAGGTATAAAGAAAGAGATTTTCTTTAATTTACGGGCAGAAATACCTAGACCGGAACCTAATTTTCCTGTTTCAAGAAGACTAGCACTCGAAGCACTAGCTAAATGGGCTCTGAACGATAGAAGTGCAACTGTTTCTAGCGTCGAAGCAACGAGTGGAGGATTAGTAAAAATAGAAGGATTTTTCCAAATATCTATTCCGGTTACTGTTCGAAATAGAACAACACCAGTACAGATCAACTGGTATTTTGAAACTAACAATCCAGGCTTTATATTGTCATCAGCTGAGTCTAGTCAAACACAACAACCTACATCTCAACCAGCACAGGAACCTAATTCTGGTGATACTGCTGGGCAAGTTAATCAACCTGATACAGAGCAGATAGACTCTGCTGAAGGATTTCAATCAGCTTTACATGCTATGCTTGCGATAGTGCAGTCAGAGAGTCAAGTTATTGCTGCTGGTGAAAAGCTCGAAAAACCTGTTATACAAGCCGATATATCGACAATTACGCAAGATTTTTATAAAGCCGGAATATTTGATAAAGTTTTTGATACATCAGTCAATAAGATAATACCAGGCAGTAGATTTGATATTACTCAATACGCAAAGAGAGGCTTTAATAGTGATTTGTTGGCATATCCTGACGACAAAGTGGTTGAAGGCGGATTTTTGGATGGATTAACTATTATCCCAGACGTTGACTTCAAAGCTCTCAGCAAAGCTTACGTAGTTAGATATCCAAAACAGGCACCGGACGGTAGTTTAGATACCGTACGCTTACCTGTATATCTGCAATTTGGATACTTACTTGCCTTCCTAAATAATATGTGTTTGATATACGATTCAAAGTTACAAACATCTACTTTTCAAGAAGCAGCAGGAACCGAAAAGCGACCATACATTTATATTGATTTTAATCCTGAAACGAATTTTTGTTTAAGTTCTCCACAGCAGATGTCGATCGATCCTAACATTTGCTTGATACCTTTTAATTCATCTGACACCGATTATAAATCACTTTTTGGAGAAGGAATAAAAACTAACGGTTTTTTTGATCCCGAAAACCAGAATATAATTACTGCAGCCTTAAATAGCTATAAACTATTTTATAAATCTTTATCTAATCCCTACCAAGGTAAAATAATGAATATTCTTTTAAACGTTGATTATTTATTAAGACTTGTCAGAGAATATGCCGGAGCAGATAAAGAACATGCAGTAAACTTACAGCCTTTTCTTGAGAGAATAGTTGCTGATGTTAATAAATCATTAGGTAATATAAATACCTTAAGGGTTGCTTATAGGGACGATGCTAACGTAGTTCAAATAGTAGATGATCAATGGGTACCTAACTTGCAAGGAGAAAAGTCCCTCATAGATAGACAAAAATATTTAGATACTCTTAACCAGGCTAAAGATCCTATTTTATCCGGACAGTTACCGGTATTTGAAGCACCAAGTCTTGGACTTGATCAACCTAATGGAACTTTCAGTTTAGCTAGAGATTTTCAATTTAGGACAACTATGTCTACTAAGCTAGCTAGTATGATAGCAATATCTGCTCAAGCTGCTACCGGATCAATTAATGCAAAAGATCATTCTTCTTTAAGCTATTTAAATAGAAATTTTCAAGACAGATATAAACCGATTATTCAAGACCCTTCTAATAAAAATAAAGGAACTAACAATAATGACACTAGTAAAGTAAACCAAGCATCTAACGATCAAAAAGCAGCCGATACTTTCAATGCCCATGTCGCTAGTATTTATTCTAACGCTCAGCTTGCTGAAGATAGAATCGAGATGGCAAAAAACTATTATATCGAAAGAATGTCTAAAGTTAAGTCTTCAGATATTACAACTACAGCAGCACCGTTTATACCCGCCGATCTCGAAATTGAAATAGATGGTATAAGCGGAATAATAATGGGGAATGCTTTTACAATACCGGAAAGTAGATTGCCTTTATCTTTGAGAGCTGAAGACGGATATACAAAAGTAGGATTTATTGTTACTGGACTCTCACATACTGTCGACAGTAATCAATGGCTAACAAAGATAAAAGGTCAGATGATTAAATTGAGAGATGATTCACTTTTACGTACTTTTACAACTTTCGCACTCAAGAAAAAACAAAGCGAATACGCAGCACCTGCTTCTGCCGGAAATAGTGTAGTTGAAAAAATTAGAACAACGCCATGGAGTGCTGGATTTATAAGCTATGTTATGAAGCAAGCAGGAGTATCATTTCCTTTTAACGCACAACATACGGTTTATGCACAATCGTTAAGAAACAGTAGCAGAAGCTTTGAGATTTTAAATCCAGCAACCAATATAGTAAAAGCAGGTGATATAATAGTAGCAAACCGAGACAATAATCTTACGTTTAATACAAATCCATGGTCAGGAAGTTCCCACGGGGATATAGTAGTTAGCGTAAGCGGCAATAGCGCTAGCGGTGTGGGAGGTAATTTAAGCGAAACGGTAAGCAAATATTCTATTCCGCTTATAGATGGAAAACTTCAGACCGGTACTGCTCAAAACCCTAAGTTTTTTGTTATTTTAAGACCCCCTGCTAGTTTAGTACAGGCGATAATAAGTAAAGCAAATGAGGAATATAAGCTATGGAGTGATAATAAGTGGAAAGAAACTACCGCTAGCGCTATTCCAAGACTTAGACAATACTACGGAACTATAGGAATAACGATTTAAATATGCCACTAAGATATTATCCATTAGCAGCAATTCAGCAAAATAAATACACTAGAGGTAATCAATTTTTGCTTCCTGATAAAACTCCGTATACAGGGAGATATTATACACTGTATAACGGTAGATCTTTTACAGGAATAAATCCAGTACTAGGTGCAAACTTACCTCTAACACCTATCAATGAACCCGAACTAACTGATGCATCTTTACTAGCCTCCCAAAGATCCCTTTTATCAGGACAGAATCTTGAAATATCAGGACCTTATGCAGCGTCAAGAATACAGAATAGCCAAGGAAGTAGTTTAGTACTTACTGAGCTTACATCTTATTTTCCTGATCCGCAAGCTGATGATTATGCACGTGGTTATTTTACACGGTATTTTGCAAAGACAGTTAGTGGTCCCGGGTATGTTTTTGAAATATCAAAAATCAATTGGACAAAAATACAAAACGGTGATATTGCTGTTGAAAATATTTTAGGTTATGAAAGTATAGATATGCTGTGGCAATTAACCGGTCCGCTAAAAGATACAAGAGTATCTCAGTATCAAATTAAGGGCGGAGTATATAATACTAATAAACGGGTTACTGAAGCAAAAAACAAAGTCTTTAACGGATTGCTTGAATTTATAGGTGAAGATTACACGAAGTTTGCAAAAATAACTCCTTAAAAGTTGAATTAGACCTTGTTTTCATTTACCTTTAATAAAGGTTATAAATAAATGTTATGTACTATATAGTCGAAACTATAGAACAATTAAAACATCTTCCAAAAACAAATCAATGTTTTATAGATCTAGTTTCACTTTCCGAAGAAACCCACCCACTACTAACATCTCCATGCGTCCTGTATTATAACGATTTTAAAAAAGGATACATTTTTCCTATAAACCATTCTGAAGGGTTTTCCTTAAGTCTTGACGATATACAAAATTTAATTTTTGATATTAAAAAAGTATATTTACTAGATAAAAAATGGCATTCTTATTTTTTTCATATTCCGCAAGGAATAGATCTGTATTTTAATATCCTAGATAAAGCAGGAGAAATAAAAGATCTCCAATTTAATACACCCGTACATCTTGACTTTTATAATAAGTTTAAATATAAAGAGCAAGTAAATACTCTTATACCTATTTCAAAGCATTATGAAAAGAGTGAATCTATATTTGAAACAGTTAAGAGCTATGTAGGATCTGAAAACGATCAGAAATGGCAAAATGAGTATGTCGAAGCCTATAAATGGGTAGAAGAACAAGGTATAACAGTAAATGAACGGGTATTTGATAAGTTTTTTGAACCTACATGGAAGGCTAGATCTTTTAAAGATAATAGAATCTATACAAGCTACAACCTTTATAATATTACTTCTAGACCTACTAATGCTTTTAATGGAATTAATTTTCTTGCTTTAAATAAAGAAAATGGTTCTAGAGCAAGTTTTATACCTCAAAATGATATCTTAATTGAATTTGATTTTGATGGTTATCACATAAGGTTAATAGCTAACATGTTAAACGTACCGCTTCCCTCTGACGAATCTATACATGTAATACTAGGTAAGCAATACTTCGGAAAGCAAGAACTATCACCTGAAGAGTACCAAGAATCTAAGAAAATAACCTTCAGGCAACTCTATAACGGAATCGAAGAGAAATATAAAAATATAGAGTTGTTTTTTAAGGTTGATCAGTTACTAGAAGCAGTATGGGTAAAATATAAAAGAAATAGTTTTTTAGAACTACCAAATAAAAGAAAATTAAAGATAGAGAATGCTAACCCGCAAAAACTTTTTAATTACTATGTTCAATGCCTAGAAACTGTTAATAACGTAAAAAAGCTAAATGATTTACGTATATTATTCAAAGGTAAAAAAAGCAAAGTAATTTTAATAGTTTACGACTCAATTCTTGTTGACTATTCAACTGAGGACGGAAAAGGATTTCTAAAGCAAATAAAAGAAGTGCTAGAACAAGATGGATATAGGGTTAAAGCACAAAAAGGATACAACTATAACTTTTAGAAGTAATTATAGATATTTATTATGGCATACATTGAATTAACGCAGGAACAATTGAAAAATAAGTTATTTTGTACGTTTTCTCCTAAAAACAAGCTAGAAGATACATTAGCTATAATCCAGAAAGAGTACTCAATAATGTACAGTAAGATCTTTGTGCTTGAATCTTATGATTCTGAAGAGCTTCTGTGTACTTATAATATTGAAGTTGAAAATTCCACTACAAAAGTTTTACCTAATACAATTCTTTTACATCGAAAGAAAGAGACAAATACGTTATATACTATTAACAGTCTTAATCTTCTTATAAAATCACTTAACGAAGGTGTACTTGATATATCATTTAGAATAAACTGGAATGATTTCAGAAATACTGTCCTCCTTTCTCAAGGCGACGAACTTAAAAAGCTTTCCACAAAGATTCACAAAATAATCAATCTATAAGTTGTTAGTTTGAGGACCTTTTCTTATATTCTCATTTAAACCTATTTTTAATTAAAACTATAAGTTATGGGTATGGATTTAGGCGCAATTAAGTCTAAACTAACCGCCTTGCAAAATCAAAGGCAAAGCGGTCAAAAGAGAGATATGTCTCTTATTTTATGGAAACCGTCAATAGGTAAGCATGTTGTCCGTATTGTTCCGGCTTTATGGGATAAATCAAATCCTTTTAAAGAGGTAATGTTCCATTACGGTATTGGAAACAAGGTAATGCTAGCCTTAACTAACTACGGGGAAAAGGATCCTATTGTAGAGTTTTCCAAACAGCTTGCTTCTAGCGGCGATAAAGAGAACTGGATTATGTCTCGTAAATTAGAACCAAAGATGCGTGTATTTACTCCTGTTATCGTACGCAGCGAAGAAGAAAAAGGTGTACGCCTTTGGGAATTCGGCAAGCAAATTTATGCTGAATTATTAAGTCTAGCTGATGATCCTGATATCGGAGACTTTACTGACATTATTCAAGGCCGCGATATAACTATCGAAACCACCGGGCCTGAAACTAACGGTACTTCTTTTAACCAATCGAAAGTACGAGTACGTACAAAAACAACACCACTATCTGAAGATTCAAAAGAGGTAGAGAAGTGGCTAGCAAATCAACCGGATTTATTTAGTAGTTTCAGGAAGTATAGCTACGAAGATATGAAAGAAGCCCTACTTGGATGGTTGAATCCAGAAGAAACCTCTGAAGAGCTTCCTCCTACCGCTAAACAGGAAGCTACACCTCCTGCAAAACCAAGCTCTCTTTCTCTAAATACTCCAAAGGCTAAACCTAGCATTGACGAAGAATTCGATGATCTATTTAAGTAAATATTTATGGTTAAACTAGCTAAAGCCTCGTTAAACGAAAGTATAGCGGGAGCTGTTAAAGGTACTTTTAATTTAGAAAAGTTTATTCAATCTAAAAATCTTTCAAGTACCTCAATAAAAATGAAAGAGCAAACTTGGATTCCTTTATCAAAGGCTTTTCAAGACTGTCTTTCTATCCCCGGTATTCCGGTTGGGCATATCTCGTTGCTACGTGGACATTCAGATACTGGTAAGACTACTGCTCTTTTAGAAGCTGCAGTTAGCGCTCAAAAGACTGGTATCTTACCTGTATTTATTATTACTGAGATGAAATGGAATTGGGATCATGCTAAGCAAATGGGACTTGTATTCGAAGAAGTCCCTAACGAGGAAGGTGAGGTTGCTGATTACAAAGGGTTTTTTATTTATATAGATAGAGAAAGACTAAATACTATCGAAGATGTAGCAGCATTTATTGCAGATCTTCTTGATGAACAAAAGAAAGGTAATCTACCCTACAACTTACTGTTTCTTTGGGATTCAGTAGGATCTATTCCTTGCCGTTTATCAGTCGAGTCTAATAAAAATAATAATGAGTGGAATGCAGGTTCTATGTCACAGCAGTTTGGTAATTTTATCAATCAAAAGATTGTTTTATCACGCAAACAAAGCCAACCTTATACTAATACTATGCTTGCGGTTAATAAAATCTGGGTTGCTAAAGCTGAGAATATTATGGCCCAGCCTAAGATGAAAAATAAAGGCGGTGATACAATGTATTTTGATGCTTCTCTAATTATTACTTTTGGTAATGTAACTAATTCAGGAACTAATAAGATTAAAGCAACTAAGAACGGAAAGGACGTTGAATTTGCTAAACGTACTAAAATAAGTTGCGATAAGAATCACGTAAATGATGTTACATCTACTGGACGGGTAATTATGACTGCTCATGGCTTTATTGATGATACAAAACAAGCAATTGATGCTTATAAGAAGCAATATTCAAAAGATTGGCTTAAAACTCTTGGCTCTAAAGATTTCGATGTAATTATTGAAACTGACGAAGATAACAAAGACGTTTTTGATCCTACTGAAGAATAGCTTATGTTCGGTTTGAATTAAAGTTGTGACAAGAATAAACTTAGGTATACCACCTAAAGAACTAACAAATAAGCATCTTATTGCTGAACATAGAGAGTTAAAACGTATACCGAACGTTGTAGCTAAAGGTAGATTTAATCTTAGTAGTATACCTCAAGAATTTAGCTTAGGAAAAGGTCATGTATCTTTTTTCTACGATAAATTAGGGCATTTAAAAGAGAGGTATATTGAATTATACAACGAATGCATATCAAGAGGATTTAATGTACAGAATTACTTAAAGTCATGGGACTGTATACCTCAAGAGTTAATGAACGGTTATACGCCTACCGAAAAAGATATTCATATAATACGTGAAAGGATAGCGGACAGGCTTGCAAATCCAATCGCAAAACAAAAAAAAATGGACTACAGGAAAATCTTTGAACAGATGGAGAAGCAAGAGCCGGTAGAGTTACATAAGAATAGTAGAGTACTTATTGTTGATTCTTTAAATACTTTCCTTCGTAGCTTTACAGCTATTAGTCATATCAATCTAAGCGGGGCACATATCGGAGGTTTAGGGGGATTTTTAAAATCTATAGGGTCTCTGATAAAACAATTGCATCCGACAAGAGTTATTTTAGTGTTTGACGGACAAGGGGGGTCTACTAACAAGAGATATCTTTATCCAGAGTATAAAGCTAATAGACATATTACAAAAATTTCTAATTGGGATGCTTTTGACGACCAAGAAGAGGAGTCAGAATCGATAACTGCTCAAATAGTACGTCTAATTGATTATCTCAAATGTCTCCCTGTTGATCTCGTAGTCGTAGATAAAATTGAAGCTGACGACGTAATAGGCTTCTTAACAGGGAAATTTAAAGATAAAGTATTTATTATATCGACTGATCAAGATTACCTCCAATTGGTAAAGAAAGATGTTACTGTTTTCAGTCCAGTAAAGAAAATTATTTACAACCCATATCAAGTCCTGACCGATTACGGTATACCACCCCATAACTTTTTAACCCATAAAATTATAGTAGGGGATAAAGGAGATAACGTACCTGGGGTAAGAGGTATAGCAGCAAAAACCCTTATAAAATTATTTCCTGCGATTGCAACTGAAGATAGATTTACTATAGAGGAACTGATAAAGGAGTGCGAAGGAAAAGATAAGAAGTATGCTAACATTTATAACTTCAGAAATCAACTTCTTATAAATAAACAGTTAATGGACTTAGAGAATCCAAATATTCCCGATTCCGATAAGTTAGCTCTTGAAAATATTGTTGCAAATCCTAAAAATAATTTCGACCCTAATTGTTTTGTAAGATTATACAAAGAAGATCAGCTAGGAAAAACATTGCTAAATCCTCAATTATGGCTTAATGAAACTTTTGCAAAATTAATTCAATATAAGTTAAAAGATCAATAAAAGATTGTTATATTAGAATATGAGTGTTTTAAATCAGCTGAACCAGTACGGCGTAAGCTTTCAAATAAAAGTCCTATCTAGTCTTCTTAAGCATAGAGAATTTCTGCTTAGTATATTCGATATTCTCGAAGAAGACTATTTCGATAATCCAGCTCATAAATGGATTGTAGAGGAAATTTTAAAATACCATTATAAATTTCATACTACACCAACACTAGATGTATTAACTGTAGAAATAAAAAAAATTGAAAATGAAATACTGAAAGTATCTGTAATTGAGCAATTAAAAGAGGCTTATAAAGCATCAAACGAAGATAGAGATTTTGTTGAGCAAGAATTTTCTAACTTCTGCAAAAATCAGCAGTTAAAAAAAGCATTACTATCATCTGTTGAATTACTCGAAAAAGGTCAATATGATGATATTCGTTACCTTATTGATACTGCCCTTAAGGCGGGTCAAGATAAAAATATTGGCCACGAGTATGAAAAAGATGCTGAGACTCGTTATAGAACGGAAGAGAGAAGCCCTCAACCTACTCCATGGGAGCATATAAACGGGCTACTACAGGGCGGATTAGGTTCAGGAGATTTAGGTATTATATTCGGCAATCCCGGAGGGGGTAAGAGTTGGATGCTCGTAGCTTTAGGAGCAATGATAGTTTCAAGCGGAGGGACTGTAGCTCACTATACTCTCGAACTTTCAGAAACATATATGGGTAAAAGATATGACTCTATATTTACTGGTATAAGAATTCAGGATCTTTACTTACATAGAAAAGAAGTAGATGAAGCAGTCAGCAAACTGCCCGGTAAACTTATTATCAAAGAATTTACTATGGGTAAAGCATCTATATCTACTATTGAGAGTCATATTCAGAAACTTACTGATCTAGGAAACAGACCTAATCTCATTATTATTGACTATGTTGATCTTTTGAAATCAAAAAGAAAATCAGTTGAGAGAAAAGACGAAATAGACGATATTTATGTTTCAACTAAAGCCTTGGCTAGAGATTTAAAGATTCCTGTTTGGACCGTATCTCAAGTAAATCGAGCTGGCGCAAAAGATGATGTAATAGAAGGAGATAAGGCTGCTGGTAGTTATAATAAAATAATGATTGCAGACTTTGCGATGTCCTTGTCTAGGAAGAGGTTAGATAAAGTTAACGGTACAGGTAGAGCACATATTATGAAAAACCGTTATGGAGGGGACGGTATGACATATCCTGTAAAAATTAATACTGAAAATGGGAATATCGAGATACAATCACGTGAGATGGGCGAAGAAGAGTTTGTTCAGGAAGGTGCTGCAGTACCTATGAAGCCTGTTACTAGATTTAGTGCAGAAGAACGAAATTTTTTACAGCAAAGGTTTTTTGAATTAGGGAAATAAGCTATTTATTATTACAAAAGTTATTACTATGAATATTGCTGAATTATACGTTGAAAAGAGAACTCCCCTAGCACCTCCTGCTAATCAGACAACTTATGAGCAGTTTGTATTTAACATGGAAAGAAACGGTACTAACGACCTAGTAGAAAGAGATATGGTCGATCCTACCTTTCGCCCTCCGCAAGCTTCTGATAGCTATCAAGCCCAAAGATTTCAAAAAGGACTTAATTCCAATTTGAGCTAGTATTAATGATCACAGTTACGATTTTGACGGTATCGTAAGATAACCGATAGAATTACTTATCTTTAAAATTATAAAAAAAAAGAGTAAAAAATGGATATTTCCCGGAGTATCTTAAGTGACATTACCGTGTATATGAAATACGCGAAATTCAATCAAGAGCTAAAAAAAAGAGAGACCTGGCGTGATTTAGTTGATAGAAATAAGCAAATGCACTTAAAAAAATTTCCTAAGTTAAAAAAGGAAATTGAAGATGCTTACATTTTTGTTTATAATAAAAAGGCTTTACCTTCAATGCGCTCTATGCAGTTTGCTGGCAAGCCTATTGAAATTAGCCCTAATCGTATATATAATTGTGCTTACTTACCTATAGATGATTGGCGTGCTTTTGGCGAAACGATGTTCTTACTTCTTGGCGGTACTGGAGTAGGCTACTCTGTACAAAAACATCACGTCGATAAACTACCTGAGATTAGAAAACCTGACCCTAAAAAACATCGCCGTTTTTTAATTGGTGATAGTATTGAAGGTTGGGCTGATGCTGTTAAGGTATTAGTGCGAACTTACTTCGAAGGCGGATCCACACCGGTATTTGATTTTTCTGATATAAGACCTAAAGGCACACAATTAATTACATCTGGTGGTAAAGCGCCTGGCCCTCAACCTCTAAAAGAATGTTTACTTAAGATTCAAGGAGTTTTAGATAGCAAGGAGGATAACGAAAAATTAAATCCTATCGAGGTTCACGATATTGTATGTCATATAGCAGATGCAGTACTAACAGGGGGTATCCGTAGAGCTGCTTTAATTAGCCTTTTTAGCGCCGACGATGAAGACATGATTGCTGCCAAGTCTGGTGCATGGTGGGAACGCCATCCTCAAAGAGGTCGCGCTAATAATTCTGCTGTACTTTTACGTAGCAAGGTTACTGAAGAGTTTTTTACAGCACTCTGGGATAAAATTAAAGCATCGGGAGCTGGCGAGCCCGGGATTTATTTTAGCAACGATAAAGATTGGGGAACTAACCCGTGCTGTGAAATCGCTTTGCGTCCTTATCAGTTTTGTAACTTATGCGAAGTAAACGTTTCTGACGTTAATGATCAAGAAGATCTAAACCAAAGAGTTAAAGCAGCAGCATTTATAGGTACCCTGCAGACTTCTTACACCAATTTTCACTACTTACGTCCTGTATGGCAGCGTACGACTGAAAAAGACGCATTAATTGGAGTAGGTATGACGGGGATAGGTTCGGGTGCGGTACTGAAATTAGACCTCAAACAAGCAGCTCAGGTCACAAAAGAAGAAAATGAAAGAGTTGCTAAGCTGATCGGTATTAATCCTGCTGCAAGATGTACTACTATCAAACCCTCCGGTACCTCTTCCTTAACCCTAGGGACATCAAGCGGTATTCATGCATGGCACAATGATTACTATATTCGTAGGGTTCGTGTAGGTAAGAATGAAGCTATTTACTCATACCTTTCAATCTATCATCCAGAGCTTGTTGAAGACGAGTATTTTCGTCCTCACGATACAGCAGTAATTTCTGTTCCTCAAAAAGCACCTGAAGGATCTATCTTACGTCATGAATCGGCTTTGCAATTGCTAGAAAGAGTTAAATTTTTCTATCAGCACTGGATAAAACCCGGTCATAGAACTGGACAGAATACTCATAATATCTCAGCAACAGTTTCAATTAAGGATAACGAATGGGATGAAGTAGGCAAGTGGATGTGGCAAAATCGCAAATTTTACAACGGATTATCAGTACTTCCATTTTCTGATCATACCTACAAACAAGCACCTTTTCAAGATTGTTCAAAAGAACAATACGATGAACTTATAAAGAGTTTGAATGATATTGACTTATCAAAGGTAGTAGAATTTTTTGATACTACAAATCTTATGGGAGAGTTAGCATGCGCAGGAGGGGCTTGTGAAATCGTATAATAATTTTGTACATTATATATGGGTTGGCGATAAAGATATTCCTGAACGTTTTATTAAGAATTATAATAGAGCTAAAGAATCGAATACAGGATACAATTTCGAAATCTGGACTGAGGATAAGTTGATCCCGATTCTTGGAGAGTTTAGCAATTTATTTTTATCCTCTACGGTTTTCCATAAGCTACAGCTTGCAAAGTATTTAGTATTAAATTATAAAGGCGGTATCTGCTGTGATTTTGATATAGAATGGAAAGCGAATTTCGATTCAGTTTATAGTCTTTTTGATAATTGTAATTTAATTTTCGTCCGAAGGAATAGCTACTATTCTTACACCCCCCCTAAAAAGATATATCTTTTAGATGATTATGTTATCTTAGCTAGACCTGGATTAACTAAAAAATATATAGAGTATTGTTTAGCTCGTACTAATTTAAGAGAAGATCAGGCTGAACCATTCAGCGTATACGCACTTACTGAGTGGTGTTTAAGTAGAGATGATGTTAAATTTTTTGATAGCAGTCAGATCTACGATGATCAAAACTGTAGCCTCGCTTATCACTATAATCAAAGAACATGGGTTAAATAAGCTTAGAGTTAGTTTTCTCGCTATTTATTAACATGAGTCTCCTTGATTTATTCAGAAAAAGTAGGTTAAAGATTAATACCCCTGATGGTAACAAACCTACCCCATATCAAGACGGAATATTAAAATTAAGGAATATAAAATTCCCAGCAAATATTTCACCAGGCACAAACTTTGATCAATATATAAGGTACGAAGAGACAGGCGCTGTCGCTGGGTCACCAGCTCCTGTAGAAGTTACATATTATATGGTTACGGAAATAGATCACTTTTTAATGACTGAAAACGACGATAATCTAATAACAGGTACTAATATAGAATAGTATAAGTTAAACTAATAGCTAAAAATGGCAAACGTAAGAATATCCCAACTTCCTGCAGTTACTTCAGTAACAAGTACTGATGTGTTACCTGTAGTAGCTACAGCTACGACTTCGAAATTATCTATAACGAATCTAGCAAACTCGTTACCACAAGTAACATCGTCTATAACTGCACAAACGGCTAGCTTCGTATTGAATGCTGTATCAGCTTCTTTTGCAGTAAGCAGCTCGTTTGCCGTATCAGCATCGTATGCACCAGGAGCTAACGTAGTACTTGCAGTATCAAGTAGCGGATCTTCAATATATTCAACGATCCCTCCTACAACTGCGTTCGATACTACAGACGGTATATTTTTAGGGCTCAATGCCGGTAACGGTAGTAACGGATCAGATAATATGGTAGCTATAGGAGTAGCTGCAGGAGCAGGTAACAGTAATGCTGGCCAAGGTATTTTTATAGGATATGCAGCCGGACAATCTGCTACTAATGCAATTAGAACTGTAGCTATTGGAAATAACGGAACCGGTCAAAACTCTACTAACGCTTCGTCTTCGGTGTTTATTGGGGATGTAGCAGGGTATATTGTACCAGGAGCCGGTAACTCTGTGATGATCGGCAATGCAGCAGGATATACAGCTACCAACGCACAGTTCTCAAATTTTATCGGTACTAATGCCGGTCAAAATGCAGGAGAAGCCAATAATTCAAATTTTATTGGATTAAACGCAGGAGCAGGAGCAGCAACCGCAAGTTTTTCAAGTTTCATTGGAACAAATGCAGGAAATAATGCGACCAATGCTAATCAATCTAACTTCCTAGGTAACTCGGCAGGAGTTGATGCGACCAATGCTAATCACTCTAACTTCCTAGGTAACTCGGCAGGTTTTCAAGCCACTAATGCCACCGATTCCAACTTCCTAGGTAACTCGGCAGGTTTTCAAGCCACTACTGCCACCGATTCCAACTTCTTAGGCAACCAGGCTGGATATGGAGCAAACGGGGCAAATCACTCAAACTTTTTAGGCGAGTTTGCAGGATCCGGCTCTACTAATGCTTATAATTCTAACTTCATAGGACCAAATGCAGGAGTTAATGCGACCTCTGCTCATCTATCTAACTTCCTAGGTAACTCGGCAGGTCAAGGAGCAACTAACGCTAGCAATTCTACTTTTATAGGATATCAAGCAGGCCATTTTGCTACTAATGCTCAAACCTCTATTTTCATAGGTGCTAATGCAGGAAACGAAGCTACAAATGCTGCCGGAGCAACATTCCTAGGTACTTCTGCTGGATCAGGAGCAAGAGAAGCTGAAGGCTCTTTCTTTGTTGGTGAGAATGCAGGATATGCAGCCGTTTCTGCTTCTAATTCAACCTTTATCGGACAGTTTGCAGGGAATCAAGCTAGTACTGCTTCTTACTCTACAATAATAGGGTATAGAGCTGGATATTTATTCCCAGGAAATCCGGGAGAAAATCAGATAGGTACTAACAATATTATTATCGGAACCGGTATAACCCTGCAAAATAATAGAAAAGATTCTATAAATATAGGTGGTGTAATTTTTGCAACCGGCTCTTATGGAGACATTAATAATACTGGCTTCTCTGGATCAATGACTCAAGCAAAGGTAGGCATCAATAAATCACTACCTCAATATACATTAGACGTAAGCGGAAGCGGTAACTATGCAAACGGACTAACAGTAACCGGCTCGATAATAGGCACTGATTACATTCAAGGCAATTCAGTAGTAGGAACTAACTGGGCAAGTATTAAGTTTGGCGGAACACAAGTACCTGCTTTTGGTACTATTCTCCGCGGAGACGTTTATCTTAGTACTGCAAGCACGCTAGGATATACTTTTTATTATAACGATACTAATATAGGACACGCAGTACCAAATGCTGCAGGAAATATCCCCGCCGGTGCAATTAAACTCGTAAGGCAACAAGCAGATACTCTAATTGGAGGATCTTTTGGAGCTGGCGAAGGAAAAATTCCGATCTATACTATCATAAGTAACAACTTTTCTCTCGAAGACGGCAGTACCAACTACACTTATTCACAACAAAATGGAAGAGACCACGTATTAACAGTTTCAGGAAGCATTCTATCTAAAAACGCGGTATCGTTAGGTACTAGCCTCACAGATAGCCATATAATTAGCGGATCCGTAGGTATAGTTGGCGGCCCTCTAACAGTAACCGGTTCTTTCATCGTGACTGGAAGCTTTATAGTACCTGCTCAAACAGATGCAAATCCAGCTACCGGTAGTATGTATGTTAATCCTGCCGCTAACGAGCTATGGATCTATACAGGAAACAGTGTAACCGGATGGGTAACAGCAAGCCTTGGAATCTAAACAGAGTAAACGGTTTTGAAAAAGAAGTATAAAGAAGGTATACATTATTATACAGAAGGAGAAAGAGTCGTGTTTACGGCTCTTTTTCATTTACAGAGAGGTCAGTGTTGTGGATCTGGGTGCAGACATTGTCCCTATGAACCTAAGCATAAAAAAGGTGGTACTTTAGTAGAGAAAAATTTTGTTAAGACGAAAAAAAGTTCTTAAATTATTATAAATAATCTATTATGACTATATTCCAATCAACTAAGTTATTTGACGGATATAGCTGCGTATTTCGTCAATGGAAAGCAGACGCGACCCATTGCCGCTTTTTGCATGGCTATGGAGTATCATTCAGAGTATGGTTTGAGGGTGAACTAGATGAACGCAATTGGGTTTGGGATTTTGGAGGTATGAAGCGTGCTAAAGGTAATATTGATGGTATGAAGCCTAAAGAATGGATGGATTATATGTTTGATCATACAACTGTTATAGCTGAAGATGATCCATATCGTTCTTATTTTCATAATATGGATAAAGAGGGGATTATCCAACTAAGGATACTTCCAACAGTCGGCGCCGAACAGTTTGCGAAATTTATTTTCGAGAGGGTTAATAGATTTGTTCAAGAAGAATCTAGCGGTAGAGTTAGAGTAGTAAAAGTAGAATTTATGGAGAACAATAAAAATTCAGCATCTTATTTCGAATAAACTAGCTATATGCCTATAAAAAAATCTAAAAAAGCCGAAGGTAAGGAACTTATGGTACAGCAACCTCCTCCGTGCAGTGAAGGAAATTTGGAAGAAGCTATGTTAGAAAATAACTGTTACTACTATAATGATATTAAGAATAAAGCTAATGTGCCTATCATGCGTAAGATAGTAGAGTGGGAAAAAAAATACAAAAATGCTTCTAGTAATATGGGAAAATGGTATTGTCAAATTATGATCAATAGATTAAAAATGAAACTACAATCTTATAAATAAAAAAATGTTTGAATCAGTTATACACTCCCTCGGTCTTTGCGGAGAACAGCATCCAACTATTTTAGGTATTTTTTTGGAATATCCGCAGATTAATCATATATTTAATTATATTAAAACATGGAGGTTAAAACCTATGAAGTGCATTAAAAATATCAATACTGGTGATATCCAACGAGTAGACGATCGTCAAGCCGATGCTAAGGTCGGTAGTATTTGGAAGTTTATTCCTAAGTCTGAATGGAAAGCTGTTAGCCGTAAAACTGAAAAATATGAGGTAGAGATGGAAAAAAAAGGGCAGACTATTAGCGAGAAGGCTCTTAAGCGCAAAAAGCTTAAAGCGAAGCAACGTCAATAATGTTTGATAAATTAATATCCCTTATACAGCAGTTCATATACGAACTGTGGCCTGTATTCATTATTGATGAATGGGAGGAGGCTATTGTATTACGTAATGGAAAATATATTAAAACAGTCAAACCAGGACTATATTTTAAAATGCCATTCTTTGATTCTGTTTGGAAACATGCAACAATTACACAGTCAATCGATATACCCCCTCAATCGATAACTACTGCCGATAACAAAAATGTAGTAGTAAAAGGTATTATTCGATTTACAATAGTTGACATAAAAACTTTTCTGCTAACTATAACCCAGCCCCAAGACGTCCTTACTGATACTACCGGGGGAATGATTCGAGATATTATAGAAGATACGGAGTGGGTTAATATTATTGAAATTGATAAAAAGTTAACCTTTGAGGTAGGAAAGTTTGTAAAAAAATGGGGAATCAAAGTAGAAAAAGTTACATTAACTGATCTACAAATTGCCAGTTCTATACGTATAATTCAAGATGCAACACACCAGTCTAAAATAATTCCAGTAAACGAAAGCGTATGAGCAAAATCGATCCGCATAAACTATTAATTTCTAGTGACTTTTACTCTATCCAAGGTGAAGGTATATCATCAGGTGTACCTTCATACTTTGTCCGTTTAGGTATATGTAATCTAACCTGCGGCATGAGTAGAGCATTTGCTAATAATTTAGCAAAAGAAGCATCATTAGAAGATGGAGAAATATTTGAAGGTGATTTAGTTAAAGAAGGTAAAGCAACTTGGACTTGTGATTCTACAAGTCAGTGGTTATGGAGAGGAGAAGAAAAAGAGTTCCAGTATTTAATTAATAGATGGAAAGGACAAGGCGTATATGACGATATTAAAAACGGTAATATACATATCATTTGGACTGGTGGTGAGCCTACAATTAAAGGTCATCAGGAAGCTATAACTAACTTCTTTAAGTATTGGAGTACTATAGAAAACTTTGAAAACTACAAAGTCTTTAATGAAGTTGAAACAAATGGCACTGTAGTTATTGAAGAAGATCTCTTTAATATTTTAGATCAAATTAACTGCTCACCTAAACTAGCTAATTCAGGTATGACTAAAAAGCAACGTTTTGTTGAAGCTGGTCTTAGACGTATTATGGAACATAGTAATTACCAGTTTAAATTTGTTATTAGTACTGAAAATGATGTTATAGAAATATTTGAAGATTTTGTTAAACCGTTAGATATACCACTTAAAAATGTAGTGTGTATGCCTGGTTTAGATGATGTTAAGGATTTTGAAGAGCGTACTCAATTCTGTTTAGAGATGGCTAAGAAGTATAGATTCAGAGGATTAACACGTTTACATATTGCCGCTTGGAATAAAACATTAAACGTATAATATGAAAATAACAGTAATATTTGATGAAGAAACAGTAGAAAGAAAATGTATATTTAATGAAAATAATTTTATACAAGGTAATAATTTTGGACCGGGAACAATAGTACTAGGTTTAGATGGAAAGGTATATGAGAATTATGGAACAGAAGAAAAGCCGTTTTGGGAAGAAGTATTTGATGCTAGTTATAAAATAACATTAAACGTATAATATGAAAAACTATTATAGTTTCTGGTCAAAACGAATTATTAGTGATGCTTTAAAAGCAATTAAATTAATTATTGGACTAGGATTATCAGTAGGA